TCCACTTCTAGGGCCAATTCGGCCGGTGTACATTCCACGCTCTTTTCCGCCCTTGCCTTTTCGAACGGTCACGCCAAGTGACTTGATTCAAAGCCCCGTATCCTCTGATGATTTCGCGTGCGCCTTTGCGGATTTGAGAATGATTTTGCCACCGTTGCGTAAAGCCACGGTTTCAGCGGCGCGCTGCAATTCCATTGGAAGCCGACTAATTGACTTCGCAAGTTGTTTCATGCCGTGTAATTGAACTGCCGCGCTCATACAATGCCCTCCGTGGTTAGTGTTGTCAAAAGCATCGTATTCTTGCGCCCTTCTTCTTTGGCGTGGAGAATATCGAATACTTCGTTGCCATAGGTTAAGCGATAGCCTGATGCCGCGCTCAATCCTTTCAAAAATGATTTGTAGCGGATGCGCCACATTGCTTGATTGTCGGAGCGGTCGGAATCCGCTACTTCGCTTTGCTTGCCGCGCTCATCGACTTTTTCAGCCCATGATGAGCAAACATCAAGCCACGATTCAACCATGCCCGCAGCGTCATCCTTGGTTAAAACCCGCACTTGGATTTTTACCCGTCGATCATGTCTGCCGATGTTAGCCATTAGAAGTAACCTCCGATCTTTTGATTTTCGATGATTGCCCGCAGCGTATAGGGAATCTCACTTGCGGCGGCGAAAGAAATTGGCGTGCGTTGCTCGTAGAAATTACCCACAAGCATCTTGATCGCGTGCTTGCTTAGTGCGGTCGGCGTTGATGTTCCAGCTTTGAAAGTGATTTGAATTGCGTCGATTCTGTCGTGAATTGCGGGCGGTGAATTGACAAGTTGAATCCGTCCTGGCTCTGCGCCTGTAATCACGCGATATTCGCTTGCGCTCATCGTGGTCAGTGATACTCCGTCAGGGGCATAGTATTTGACCGAATCCACCGACAAAAGCGGAGTCCGATAAAGTGGGATTACGTATCCGTTGTATTCTGTCACCTGATCTGCAAAGTCACGCTGGTTTGATTGGCGACGGGATGGATTGAATAAATCCTCCCACGTTCCCGCGGTCAAAACGTAGGTTGCGATTGCCGACGATCTGCCTGTGGTGCTGTCGAAATATTCCCGCGCAACTGGAATCAGATCGTTGATATACGATTGATCATCAGTTGAATCTACGCGCAAGTGATCGCTAGCTTGTGCCAGTGTAATTGGCTCGCTAGTTGGCGCGATAGAAATGGAGTATTGCGGGCGCATTTATTTTCCTTTTGGCTTTTTAGGCTTGGTTGCTGAAATGATTGCTGATTCCGCCGCTTGCATTGGTGATGCGGCGTTTTCAATCGGTGATGGTTCTGGTTTCGCTGGTGCTGGCGTGAAATACTCAGCAGCGCGACAAGCGACTAATTCCTTTGCAATCTGTGGATTAAAAGAAGCGACTTCGCCTTGTGAATAGGGGATGCCGCGAGCAAATGAATTACTCAAAAAGCGAACAAAGATTTTTCCATTTGGTTCCATGATATTGTTTTTGTTTTGAAAGTGTAAAGTGATTCCCATTAGTTCGGCAGCGTCAATCGCAGCGTTTCTGATAGCGTTGTAATCTGCCGCGTGGTCGTTTCGCAGTCTGGTTTTCCATGTAAATCCATCCGCGTGCGTGCCGCCACCGTCAATACCGACGAGGTGAACGGATTTGATACCCATAACGTGCAAAATCTGTAATGCGCTGCCGAGTGTGCCGCGCCTGATTGCCGGCATGTCCGCGATTTCTTCGCGGGATAAAACCAAGCGCGAATCGTCGTGCGTGTCTTGATAAGTGATAACCTCGCAATCGACCGCGCCATTGCGTGAATCGAATTCAGAAATTGCCCGCAAAGGCTGAAAAAGGATTTGCCCTTTCTGATATACATCACGCCACATTGCAACACCATCGTTGGCAAAGCCGTATTTGCAATCTGGAATGTGAGCAATGACATCGTTTATGGCGAATCGCAGTTTCCCTGCTTGTTTGAAATCAAAGTTTGTGAGACTTGGCCCCTTCCCAAAAAGCCATGCTGTTTGACCAGCGTGTATATTCAGAAAGGGGCGCAAGCTCATGTCAATTAAGCGGTAAGAGCGTCCAGCATTGCGGAGAAACTCTGAGCGCGGCGCAAACCTGCGTCGTAGTAGGTATTTGCCACAAGGTGACGTTGACCTGCTTTTGCGTCGGTAGAATCGCGCACCATTTCAAGCGAAACGCCGCCCCAATAACCAACGTAGAAGTCAGCAGCGTTACCGAAGAAGATCGCACTAGCGACTCCCGAAGAACTGCCTTTGGTAAGCGTCGAGCTAACAGCATTCGTGACCTTCGCCATGTAACCGTTAAGCGGAGCTTCAGGCGTGCGACGATCCCAAATCATCGAAGAATCCGTCGAGGACGCAACGAGAGTTTTCTTGAGCTTACCGCGCACTTTGGCGTTGGTGAAGTAGCCGACCTGACCTTCAAGTGCGTCGTCGATTGCAACGGCGGTTTCAAGGTCAACGATATGATCCCAAGTTGGAGCAAGTCCATTAGTGCCACCAACTACGCTACCGATGCCGCTGGTTGCAGCAATGCCGACAGGTTCGTTAGTTCCTGCACCGTGGAAGAAAGCGATTTCTTTCACTTGGTTCATATGCTTGCGGATTTCGCCACCTACAATCAACTCAATGTTTTCATTGGTTTGATTAAGCAACTGATCCGAAACAACAGCATAACCCGCAAGTCGATTAGGCGACAAGCTAAGGCTTGCGAATGTGCCTGCAACGTCATTGGCTGCGCCGTTTTCAGTTTCCTTGGCGGGAGTGCTGCCCTTCGTGTAGTTTGGCAGGTCGATGTTATTCACTAGACCAGTCAAAACAACTGCGCCCGATTGCTCAAGCACGCTCGAATTGTAGAAGTCGCCCAAAATGCCGCGTTTTTCCGTAGCAACAAGAGTGCCGCCATATTGCTGCGTAGTGCCACCCGTTACGCTCAAGTTGGCGCGACGTTCAACGCTTGGTTTCAACAGCAAGGATGGCAAAGCAAGACCACCAGCGGAAACACCGCAAGAGCGGGCTTCGTTGATGCCTTCCGTAACCATTTCAGCTTCAACGCCGTCGATTTGCGATGGTTGACCACGATATACACGATCCAAGTGGCGAACGATTTTGCCCAAAGAGAATTGGTTGAGATCGCGTTGCTCTTGTTTCGACAAGTTAGGCGTGTTGTTGGCTTCGCGTGCCATTTGACGGATTTCTGCGTCAATAGTGGCTTCCAATCCAGTGATTTCACCTTCAATGCCAGCGAGTTTGTTTGCTTCGTCCGCGTTAAGACCACGTTTTTCGGTGGTAGCCGCGTCGAGGATTTGACGAGCTTGAGTGATAAGCGCGCCCCGTGTTTCTTGTAACAGTTTCAGTTTCATTATTGTTATTGTTGATTTGAGGCAGGCTTATCAATTAAACCCATGCGCCGCTGCCAGTGGCTAAGGGAGTTGTCTTCGATTGGCTCAGGTTTTTCCTGTTCCGCTTGAAATTCTTCTAGCGAACGCAACGCCACGGTTGCGTCGGGATATGCGGGATAGGTCACGGGCGATACATCAAACAGGCGTGACACCTTGGTGATCGTGCGCTTTAAGATGGTTGGCCCATCGCCATCTTGTTTTTCTTCCCATGTCTGCCCGTCCTTGTCGATTTTGAAAGAGAATGAGCTTTGGTCAATGTCACCGCGTTTGATGCTAGTCACAAGATCGCGTCCTACTTGCGTGTCAGGAGCTTCAAACTCATACCATAAGCCAATGTCGTCGGTTCCAATTTTCAGCGATCCCTCGCCGTTTTTGGAACGCGCAAGAATCAAAGACGAATCGTGATTGACCAATGCGCGAACGTCATCGTTTAGAACGTCATCAAACGCCCCTGGCATGATGATTTCACGGAATTGATATTCATCGTTGCCGAGGTTTTCGCTTTCCAAATTATATTTGGCCGCATAGCCGAAAACGCGCGAGCCTTTTTCATCTTCGTTTTGCGCTTGCCGTAGTTCGACTGATGCGGACAAAAATCTGCTTTCTCTGTCGGTGAATTGTGGTTTCTTTTTCATATTAGATTTCAACTGCCTCGACTAGAATGTTGCAAGCGGCGGTATTTGCCTTTGCATAAAGTGTTCCGCTAGAAAGTGTTACTAGCGCGGGAGAATTAGGGAGAACTTTGATCTTGAAAACAGTCAGACCAGAATCGCCGCCAAGCTCGACGTAATTTGTGGAGTCCAAATTATGAATCAAAAGCATTTGCGGCGCGCCCGTGATGCCGCCGAAACTTACTGTTTCCGCAGTCGTGCCGATGTTTTGTGTCGCTTGAATCATCTCTGCGCCCGTCATGCTGAAACGCTTCGATACGGTGTGATCGACGGTTGCGCCTGACTTGGTTGCTTTGAGAGTAACTGTAAAATATCCTTCGTTTGCCATAATGGTTAGATTGCTGCTGGTTCTGGTTCTGTTTGGTTGCCGTAATTGATCGCGGGGTTCTCGTAATCGTCGCCGCCTTGATCTTCGGGAATGTTTTGATAGCCAAGCTCGGCACGAACATCGTTTGCGGAAAGAACTTTCATTTCACGCATTGCTTTGTAGAAGTTGGCGCGTGCCTCAAGTGCCACGTTTGCAAGTTCGTCACGGTCGAATTGGAAGTAATAGCCTTCTTTTTGTTCTGCGACTGTCAAAAGTGTAAAGGCAAGCGATTGCTCCCATCCGCGCAAATGCGGATCTAGGCAGAAATTCAAAAAGCCGAGTGTTTGTTGCTCGATGCCCGTTCCCCAATTCGATGCGGTCGAATCGCCAATCATGAAAGGAGGGATTCGATAAATACGGGCGATTTCTTGCAATTCAAATCGGCGGGATTCAATGAATTGAGCGTCTGCCATGCTCATCCCGTTGGTCTGCTTAAAATCAAAGATGCCGTTTAGGATTGGAATTCTGCCAGCGTTTGCCGCGCCGCTGTATTTCGCTTCCCATTGTTCCCGCGCATCGTCAATTTTGTCTTGCGACAATACGCTTTGAGTGGTCAAGAATCCTGGGAAACGCGCCCCGTTTTGCATGAGCTTGCCAGCCGCTTCTGTTTGCGTCATTGCCGTGCCGATAGAATCGCGCAAAAGAGTAATTGGCGACAATCCGCGCACGCCGTCTTTCGATAGTTGGCGAACGTGGACAATATCCGAACGGTTCAAAACCTCCTTGACTCCCGAAACTTCATAGGCAACAAATTTTTCACCGCTTGCACGCTTTACCATTTTTGGTTCAACATCACAAGGGGCGAGCCACTCAATGGAGCGCGGGCGAAACGACGAATCACGCCAAACGCGGGCATATCCGTTGCCACCAAGCCCTTTGCCTGTTTCCATGAGTTGACGAAGCTCGAAAGACGTATGAAGATCGCTCGGAATGCCGCCGACAAGTTGAATTGCGGGGTGATTTTTGACTTCTTCGGGGCCATTTCTGGTGGGGCGATAAAGGTAAATCGGCAGTTTTGCCACCATGTCAGCGATAAGAGACACGCAAGCGGTAACGGCAGCAACTGTTAGAGAGTTGTTTTCGTTCACATTCGCGCCTGATGCCGATGGATTGCCGAGGATTTGCACGATGCGCCCGCCTAGTAAATCGCCTACTTGCTCGTAAGATGAGCGTTTTTCTGGCAAATTCTTGCCGATTGGCTGTAATTTTACAGTCGGCAATGCCTGATCCCCGCCACTTGTGCGAGAATCAGACACCCCATGAATGCGCCGGCCGCCGAAAAACTTCATAAATTACAAATGCACAAATATTGCATTTGCAACTAACTTGCAACACTTTTCTGAAACTTTTTTCACTTTTTTTCTCAAAAGCCGAAAAATGGCGTATTGTCAAGGGATTTGTCGCGTGTCATCGCCCTGCCGATTGCCATAATTGCGCCGACTACGGGGTCAATTTTGTTGCTTGGAGACTCCTTATTTGGATAGCAGTTTTCCTTGCGATCAATTTTCCCTGTTGTATTTGAGATTGCCCATGCAAGAATCGGGTCGCCATTGTGGATAATGCGCCCGCTTCGTATCAATGCGTCGAGTTCTTTCATTGGTTCTGACATTGTAAGCACCGTGTTTCGATATTCAACGATCGGCACGCCTTCTTTTTCAAGCAATGGGAAGCGAAATACAGCGGCGCGGCAAACGCTGGCAGAATTCCAATCCTAAACGGCA